CCAGGCATAGGATTACCAAACTCATCTGTTGGCATATTTTGAGATGCTTCTTGATTGATTTGCTCTTGCATCTCTTCAATTTCTTCATCATCCATCTGAAGGATGTTTCTGCGAACCCATTCCATAGAGTAGTAACGTCCTACATATGGATCAATAAGCTGTAGTGTTTGAACACGATTTTGAAGAAGCTCTGCTTCTTTCAGTTCTGTAAAGTTGTTATCTTTCTTGAAGTCGTACCATATTTCTTCTTTGAATTCTTTCCACTCATCTTCGGTACAAATCTTCTTGAGAATGCACTGCACTCTAAGAAGATCATCAAATAGAGTAGAGAACTTGCTACGAAGACGATTGACAAACTTGGTAAACTTTAATTCGTCTCTAGTAATTTCTGTCGTGCGACCTAGTGAAAATCCTTGTTGCTGTTCAAGTCTTGAGATAGGAACACCAAGAGCCTTATATAGCTTCTTTTCAAAGTACTTAACGTCTTCTAATTCACCAAGGTTCATACCACCAGGAAGTGTTGTGATTTCCGTACCTTTACCACCTTCTCTACGTGGCAACCAAAAATCTTCAAGCATTGAGAGATGTTTGCGGTCGTCTTTGATTTCACCTGTGCTGGAATCATATACTAGCTTGTTACGATACTTGACCATAACATCACGTAAGTATTGTTCAGCTTTGATTGTTGGCATGTTACCAACATCAATATAGAATACTCTGCGCTCAGGTGCGCGAGAAAGTCTGTAGATAACTGTTGCGTCTTCGACCATGCGAAGCTGATTGAGAGGTTTGATAGCCTTGTGTAGATAAGAGAGAACCATAGCTCTCTTTGAATCCATCAGTCCTGAATTGACATTTACAATAGCATCTAATGTGATCTTTGTGCCAAGTTGTGAATGGGCGCCGATCATACCTCTTTCATTATAGAGGTAATACTCTTTGATCTGCTTGATAACTTCCATTCCACTGTTTGGATCTTTTGTCTTCTGTACTTCACGAATTTTGCGAATTCTGCGAGGGTCAATGTACCTGATTTCTTGAATGCCCTTCTGTGGCGACTTGTCATCAATGACGATATGATAGAATATTCTACCGTCAATGTACCATCTACGAAAAATATCATGACCCATATTACCAAAATCAAGTAGCTTCAGAATCTGATCAAATTCATCTCTGATTTTTTTCTTGATAGCATTGGATTCTTTTATTTCATCTGTGTTAAGTTCAACACCGCGTTCTTCATCGTCATTGACAATAGCTTCATTGACAATTTCGTCTATAGCAGTTTCAAGTTCTGGCTGCATAGACATTTCACGGTATCTTGTGATGAGTTCGATTTCATTACGAACAACGCCATCTAGATCAACATATGTGCCATAGTAAGCACCCGACTGAATGGTTACGGCACCATCGTCGGTTGTTGGAATAGCAAACGATTTGTTACGTTCGTCTTCTTGTTGATTTTTCTTACGGCTTATTTCAAAACCGAAAAAGTTTACGGCCATTATTCACTCCGAGAAAGCGGCGGGGATTTCTCCCCGCCTTTGTTAATAATATAATTAAGCAACAAAACCAACTGGTGCGGTTGCGGCTGGTACTTGTGGTTGATCATTATCAGTTGTATTTGCTGGATAATCTTCCCACCACTGATATGCAAATGTGACAGCAAACTCTTCAATTGTATCGTTTGCGCCCCAATCCATTTCAATAGGACTTAAATCAATTGGGAATATACCAACAAATTTGTAACTCTTTTTTCCAACTTCTGGTCTATCAGCATTAGCTTTACCATACTGAGTAATATATGCGATAGATTGATATGAAGCAGGACTTACACGATTAGGATTACGAATATTACCAACGTGAGAGTTTAGGTCGCTCATCCACTTTTCCATGGAATTACGTACAATAAAATCTTCATCATTGATAATAGTTACTGTCCATTCAGTAAATGTTCTATTACCTGCAAACTTCAGTTCACGACCAAAATAGTTAACAGGAATCTGATTTACAGTTGAACCAGGTAACTGAGCGGCTCTACACATAAACGAAAATTTTGTTCCTACAGTAACAGGCAAGCCTTCAATTCTACATTGAAATAGATTAGGACGAGCGCCGTCACCAACCATTTGTGATCTAAAATCTGAAACATTAAAAGCCATTTAAATTACTCCTTTTCTTTATTTATGTTCATTTTTGTCATATTAGAATCTACCTACGATTTCTTCGAAGGCAACACCAGTTCTAACAGCTACGAAGTTAAGCTGAATAAAGTTGATGCTTCTAGCTGGCTTAATGTAAATATCACCGATAAACTCGTTTCTATCGATAACTTCAGGAGTATTATTTGTAGTATCGCAAACTACTCTGTATGCATAGATACCACGACGACCTTGAACGTCACGTAGATATGGTTCTACAAGACCAATGAACTGTGAGCGTGTGAACTCATCGTTGAATTCGAACAGGCTATACTTGGCTGCTCTTGCAATTGCTTTTTCAAGTACAATAAACAAGCGACGAACGTTGATACGATCAAATGCTGATGGACGAGTAAGCATTGTCTTATCACCATAAAGAATTGTACCTTCGCCTGGGAATGAAACGACAGGATTGATACCGCTCTTATATAGTGTGTCACGATCAGTCTTATCTGGATTCCATGCAAGCTTTACTACGTTCTTGATTTGACCGCGATTGAAACCTGCTGGTGAATACCATGGATCACGATCTTGATCTGTTCTTACACATAGACCAGCGATGTCACCATTAAGTGGCACCCAACGATACACATTACTGTACTTGTCAAACTGATACTTCCAACCTGAATCCATTACAGCATATGATGTTGAAGGTAAATCATTTCTAAATGCTACAGATAAATCAGCTTCACGACCATACCTATTAACGACAGATGTATATGGTGGTGAAATAAACGCTACGCAGTCTTTACGTGTTTCAACAATGTTATCAATAACATGTCTAGAAACTGTATTTGATGCTGCACCTGTTATGATGAGAGAAATATCTGTTTCTTCAGCGTTCTTAAAACGATCATAACCTATAATTAAATCAGCATCTGTTGTGTTTACTGATGCACCATTTTGCAACGTATATGAATATATTGCACTTGAAGTAAATGTTGTGTTTTGAGCTGTATTACCCCAACCAACAGAAGTTTCTGCATGATTAGTTATGTAAATATATCTTGATTTATCGTTAATCACATTTACGTAATAGTTAGATGAACCATCATCGTTCTTTGCATCAACAGCTTTAGAAACATATGAATACTTTTCAAGAACAGTATTTGGAGCAGCAAAAGTGCCTTTTTGATCAATGACAAGTATGTGCATTTCGTCCCAACGGCCGCCGCGAGTATTTGCGTAACCTGATGTTAATGGAATAGAATCAAATTGGTTTGCAAAGTTTATTGATGTGTTTGAACCCCATATTGTAAATGCGTTCGCATTTGCGCCATTAGCAAAAATTTCAATTCTTAGACCGTTACCTGCATCACCAGCATAACGTGCAGTGATCACATTGATTCCGGCGTTTGAGAGGGTTGTAAAAGGATAATTCCAGTTTGCATTATAATCTTCTTCATTTGCAATTAACACACCTGTATTGCCGCTAGTAGAATTTCTATCTGATACTGTATTAGAAGTACGAACGACCTTAAGATCACGACCGTATGCCAAAAAGTTAGCTGCGGTAAACCATGTTGCGATAGCATTTGCGTCTCCTGTAGGCTTACCGAAAGTCTCTACAAGTTCATTTTCATTAGAAATAGTAACGATTGTATTTGAAGGGCCCCATGCAAATCTTGCTGCAATTGCACCTTGCGTAGTTCCAACTGACGGAACTATAGTTGTAAGGTCAAATTCAGTTACATTTACACCTGGTGACAGTTGAAATGCCATATTGTTTCTCCTTTAAAAGTGGATTATTATTCTTTATATTATTTAGAAAAATGACGATTTATAGTCTGTCTGACCAGTTTAAATCGC